AACTTCAACCACCGAAAGCCTATCAGCCGATGAATGTGGTTTGATTTCTGGACATTCGATAACTACTCCAAGATAATTCGGATCGGCATCTTCAGATGTTTTTAATTTCATAATTTTATTGTATATTAGTGTTTAATTGACAAATATTCACCATTTCCTTGGCGGTCATTCTTAATTTCGAAGCTATGACCATTCACCATCAAATGATTGATTATTTCTAATCCGAGGCGCATATATTGCGACACATTCATCCCGGAAATATTAACGGATTGATATTCACCATCGAACCCGATGCCATAATCTATGTGTTCATCATATGGATTTTCGTCAGTGTCATATAGTGTCGATTCGCCACCATACGTTTGGATTTCATCGGATGGGTCAAACTTGACATAATAGTTATTATTCGCATCAGTTTCAGTGTTCATAGCGGTAGTGTTGAATGTGCGAATTTTTCATCGCCGAAGTCATACACTGTGAAGTTAATAGGAAATATACTTTCCAACTCTGACAATATTGCGCTAACAATAGTCCAAGACCCGCCTGCTCTCCCACACCCGAGCCGTGGCAATCCTATCTCAAGTTTATGTTCATCATCACACATAAACTTACACATATCTACACAAGCCAAATACATAGCATTATAAAGATGGTTATAATGACAATTTCTACCTAGCACCGTTCCATCATTCCCCACTCCCACTTGACCATATAGATTGTAAATCCATAAACAATCTTCGACCATGGCTTTAGAGAATGTTCCCAATTTATCATCTCTATTGATGTAATGATTATCATACTCCACATCTGCTTGATAAGCTTCTGGATATTTCTTTTTAATAAAGTAAGCAATTCCACTACCAAATGTTACTTCAACATTGGCACAATGATAGATCGCATCCAATTCCCGACTTTCCAATAAATCACCTTTAATATATTTCATAATTCAATCTTCAAATAATTCACTTAAACCAATTGCCTCACCGGCAATTCTAATAATTTCATTCGCGGCATCATCTCTACTATCCCACCAAATAGGATCGTCAGGATAATTATGGATTTTTTCTAATGCTTCACGGAGTTTTTCATATTCCTCGAATTGAACATAATCACCGTCATCCCTTGGTCCAATCCAATGGTCATAATTTTCATCGGACTCTATATCATATCTCGTAATTTTCATTCGAATAGCTCTTTCTTTATAAAAGATTCAACGTCGTGTTCACCAATGATTTTATAAACGCCCCCTACCAACGGATAGTGTATAGTGATGTATCGCTCCAATTCGTCGTCATCTTCGGCGCAGATAAAATATTTAGTAGTATTATCTTCCCCGATATCGATTTGATACATCTTATGTATAATAGTGTCATAATATACATGTTTATACACTCTCCCATATGCTACCCGCCACACGTAATCGAAAAATAATAGCAATGTGACCCCAAATGATATAATCTTGCGAGGCCACTCCATTGTGGTATCTTTGATTAGAAGATACATTACCCCACATCCGATCAATGACATCATCCACCCATACCAATCAAATGGTTTGAATTCTCGTCCTGTTAGTTTTGGTAAATGTATCATATTATTTCAATAATTCGGGGGTTTCGAAAATATTCCCAACGATTTCGTATTCGATTCCTTCCATATCACACTCTTCCATATATTTTACTCCATCTATCTCAACGAGAATACTATTCATTATAGATTCATCGTATTCCAGATCACTATTATTTTCATAGTATTCTACCCAAAATTCATGGTTATATTTTATATATAGACTCCAACCATGCGTCGAATCGCACGCATTACTAGACCCCCACAACACTGCAAAGTCATGGCCATAACCGTGATTATATGTATTCAACACCTTGACAATATCGCCCTCATAAATTTCGACACCGTTCACCGCGATTATTCCGGTGTTTTGTTGTAAGATTAAATCATTTTCACTCACACATAATCCAGACCCAAGCCCTAGTGCCACTGATATAAATTCATCTTTATAATAATCATCATCGACAAATTTTCGAGTGACTTTATCCCAAACTCTAAATTTAATATTTCTATCCATTTAAAATTTCTTCCTTTCTAATATTGATGCTTTTTGCAAGGTCATCCAATTTTTTACTAATGTCTTTGGTCTTTGGAAAATTTTCTTGTTTTGCCAATTTGAACCATCGTTCTTTCAACGCCGATAAAGTTTCGTCATCTTCTAAAATAGCTTCGTTTTGTTCATCATTTATATTAGTCATTATCTGATTTTTTTCCATATGCCATTCCTTTATATATAACAGTTCCAGTGTTTTCACGGGCTTCATTATAACCTTCCCAATAACAAGAATTTGCCAACTCTTCCATTTGGTCTCGAATATGGGATAGTTCTTCGGTTTCGTATCCCCAAGTATCTTTAAGATCTTCGATATATGCGTCGATTATTGTCATAATTTTATTATTATTTTTTTAGATTGTTCGGCAGAGAGTGTTGTCAAATCGTCAGGCGATATGCTAGATATTATTCATTAGTGTTTAATAATTCAGGATTATCGAAATTATTTCCGATAATCTCCATATTATATGCTCCACATATCGCGTAATTACCATCCATTTTTATGCCCCGCAACTGCCAACTATTATTTACCCACTCAACAATATCGATAAACTCAGAGTTTGACAACGCATATTTCACAATATCCCCATCATATATTTCAATGTTTTTCACATCTAATAATCCAGTCCATTGCTGAACCACAAACGGTGATCCAATGATTATCTTACTTCTCAGTTGGTGAACTACCACGGGGCTAAAGACCCCGTGGCTTCAGAGTATAACTTCTTTTAGATGTTACACTCTTCTTTTTCAACGCTTCACAGACAGCAGTTTCAATGATATTACTATCACCCAGAGCTTCCATCTCCACGTTTGTAAGACACCGTTCCGGTGAATAGACATTACTTTTACCTTGTCTAAGGATATTCTTTGCGGCATTAAAATCTCTATCATGAGTTTCCTCACACTTAGGACATTTCCAATGCCTCACTGACAAAGGAAGCTTATCAACAATATAATCACAACAAGAACATGTTTTTGATGATGGATACCATCTATCAATCTTTACTACTTGTTTATCATACCGAATAGCTTTATATTCTAACATTGATACAAATGATGACCAGCCTGAATCAGAGATTGAATAAGCAAGTTTATGGTTTTTAATCATTCCCTTAATATTCAAATCTTCCAAAGCAATCAGATCATATTCATTTATTAACTTTGTTGATAATTTATGTTGAAAATCCTTACGAGAATTGGTTATCATCTCATGAATCATTGCAACTTTTACTCTTTGTTTTTGTTGTCTTTTACTTCCTTTCGTTTTCCTATTTAAATGTTTTTGAGCTTTTGAGAGCTTCTTTTTATTCTTACGGTTAAAATTTGGATTTTTAATTTTTGTTCCATCAGAAAGAACTATAAAATCTGTAATTCCTAAATCAATTCCAACTTCTTTGTATGTTTTTTCTTTGGATTTCTTAGGAACTTCACAAAGAATTGAAACAAAATATTTATCTGAAGGCGTTTTAGAGAATGTTGCAGACTTAATAGTCCCCTCCAAAGGTCTATGAAGGTTAATTTCAATACCTTCATTAAACTTAGGAACTCTTAAGATGTTTTTATTAACCGTTATATGTTGAGGAACCCTGAAACTTTGATTATTAGTTTTCTTTTTAAACTTTGGAAACTTAGATTTCTTACGAAAGAAGTTACCATAAGCGGTTTCAAGATTCATTAAAGACTGTTGAAGGACTTGTGAATTAACTTCTTTCAACCATTTGAAATCATCCTTCTTCTTTAATTCTTTCATTGTGCCAGCACAATAATTATAATTTAATGTCTTACCATTATTCAAATAATGATCCTGTTTTTCCTTTAGGAAATGATTATAAATGAATCTCGAACATCCAAAATGCTTGGAAAGCAATTCCTTCTGAATCTCCGTAGGATTGATTCTGAATTTGAATGCTTGGAATGTAAGTTCTTCTGGTATGTACTTAGTTGGTCTTTTGGTGATAACTTTTTAATAATTATCAAAAATCTAAAATTGTTTTGTTCGAGCCATCCCCTAGGCTAAAGACCTAGGGGTTTTGGTCTCACCGTTTTCATAATATTATTTGACCTTACAAATACCGAATAGTCGTTGTTCATTAAGGAACAATCCATTCTTAATCTTCCCATGGTTCTCAACTTCTAGATTTGAAATGGGGATACCCATATTATTAGGGAACACTACAATATCACCAAGCTTGACCCATCTAACTTGCGGGCCAGCTAAAATAACTTTACCTTTTCTCCAAGCATTATGGATCTGATCCACTGGAATAGCGATCCCCCCACGCATAATGTAATTACCAGCAACATCATCCAATACCATATCAGCATACTCCACTAGAATAATATCATCTAATAGATTGGAAAAAATATAATCATCCATCCCGAAGTCTGATGGAAGTGAACGATCGGATAGATCGATATGCGACTTCTGAACTGGTGCCAGATCGATTGAAATAGGAGCTTGTTCAATGTGCGTATAGTTACTCATGATTTTATTTATTTCGATTTTTTATATTGTCAACTTCTGAATAAGGAACATGTATCATTTTTCGGCAATATTTGCAGCCAAACGTTTCGTGTGTGAATCGTTTTTCATCAAAACTCCCCCATTTATAATAAATTTTCTGGAAAAAATGACCTATTAATCCACACTCATCTTCCAAATCTTTTTTTAGTTCGTAATATTTGGTGTTGTGTGGGCCAAGGATTTTGGATCGTTCTGCCACTTCTTCATTTTGAAGTTCTAATCTTCGTTTTCTAATATCTTCACTGGGCATATAATGCTATTTCTCTTTTAGATAAGAATTCTGGGATGTGTTGAATATCTTCAACAATCTTTTCATTTTTAGATTTTTTGATATATTCCGATCTTCGCATTTTTAGTTTCGGGATAATATTATTAAAAAACTTAAATTCTTCTTCTTTAGTTTTAAAGATTCCCGAATATATATTCAAAGTATCATTTATATAATTACAATATTCACCCGAAGCATAATAAGAAAAGACTTTTGAAGTCATAAATGGACTAAATCCCTGTAAAAGATCTGGATCTAATTCGGTTTTATTTTTTTCGTATAGTATATAGTTAATTGTTTCAAACATCGTGTAAAGTGACTAATTATGACTAATATATCATATAGAACACAATTCGCAAGTAATATTTAAACTCACTATGAATTGATGAGTGTTAGCCACTAGGTCTTTAGTCTAGTGGTAGTTCACATTGTGGATTTAATAATATTCAAAATTCCATCTTCCAATGATAATTTAGGACTCCAATATTGTAATATATCCTTGGATGGTTCAATCCTATTGTTATATTGAACGTGGTCAATATCATTGGATGGAATAACTTCGACGTCATCAAACATTCGACTTACGATATCTGCAACGTTATGTATTTTTATCCAGTCGAAAGATGTTATATGTAATTTATCGCTTCTGGGTATATCATAATATTTATTCATAATGATATTC